TTTTATCTATCGGCGATTAAAGAAGCCTTATCTGGTGTTACAGCCAAAGGGTTGCAATTGCACCAACTTTGGTGCATGAAGGTAAATTCCCTTATTTCTGAAATTATAAGAGGGCAATGGTTGATGCAGCCCCAATATTTAACCGGTATGGGACATATTGTGTCCAAGATACTTGCTGGTGAGGATGTGGAGTTCAATGCCGTGCAAAGTTCCCTTATCAAATTGTTTGACGGGAACGGCAACCTTATACAGGGCGATTACCTTACCAATGGTTGGGGGCAGATCGTAAGTACAGAATTTGATATTCCCCAGGGCAGCTATGCCATGGTGAACATGATGGGGCCCGTTATAAAAATGGGCGATATGTGCACCTACGGTGCGGACGAGATCGTTGGCGCACTTAACAAGCTGAATTCCCTTAACAACATTAAAGGCATTATTATGAACATAGACGGCCCTGGCGGTGCGGTAAGCGCCATAGGTCCGTTTTTGCAATTTGCCAAAAACAAGCGCAAACCAATAGTAGGCCTTATAGATATGGCCGCCAGTCTTCACTATTGGACAGCGGTGAGCGTCTGCGACCATTTAATGGTAGACAACGATGTAAGTGCCATGGTGGGCAGCGTAGGCGTAGTGGTAAGCTTTGCGGACACCAAGCCGTACTACGAGGAAATGGGTATAAAGTTCCATGAGATATACCCCCCGGAGAGCAAGGATAAGAACCTTAGTTTCCGTAAAGCCCTGGACGGCGATTACGATAAGATAATAGCAGAACATCTGAGCCCCATTGCCCAAAAGTTTCAGGCGGCGGTACGTGCAGGGAGACCCAATCTTAAGGAAAAGGACGGGGTACTTACCGGGCGCACCTTTTTTGCGGACGAAGCTCTGGATTATGGTATGATAGATAGTATAGGCGACCTACAGGAAGCCATGAAGGTAGTGGACCGCTTGGCCTTTAAGCAAGCAATAAAACCAATGTTTAATTAATTTAATTTTTTTTCTATGAAATGGAATTTTGCAGCCAAGTTTATTACGGCATTCTTGGCATTTGTGGGACTCAACGAAGTCCCTACGGAAGAAGGTAAGGTAGCCCTTACCGAAGAACAGGAGGGTCTTTTGAAAGACGCCCTAAAAGATGAGGCCAAAGACCCGGACGGGAGCAAGAGTTTGGCAACAATGGTGGCGGCCATAGAAAAGGATCTGGCTGCGGCCAATGTAGACCAGGATAAGCTGCGCAAGGATTTGCGAGAAGCCTTAACGGAGACGAGCCTTAGCGAGACCGAGATAGAAAAGGTGATGCAGAACGAGGACGGCAGCATAGACCAAAGCGCATTTTTGGCGGCCATAAAAGGTGAGTTCAAAAACCAAAAGGAGCTCATAAACAAATTAATGAACAGCGACGAGCCAGACGACAGTACCGAGCTTCAGGAGCTAAAGAACAAAGTAATGAGACACAGCAAGACACACCTGTTCGGCACTGGTAACAGCTATGATGCCTTTGAGGGTAGACCATGGAACCAAAGAGCTGCAGGCGTAAAAGTAGGCGCTACAGATTGGGCAAAGGACACGGCACAGGTAGAGAAGCTTAACGGCGACCTTGATCTGTACTACCGCGAGAACCCTACCGAAATCAAATCTTTGGAGCGCGATAAATTCGGTCTTCCCCTTTTCTGGAACAAAGTATTGAACGTAGTGGACATTATTGCAGATGGTACCATTATAAGTGGCGAGATTACACAGGCCAGAAAACTGCCCTGGTTACCAAAGAACAAACAACTTATTAAGCCAGAAGAAGGCAAGGTTTTCCCGGTACAAATTGATATTGAGTACGTGGGCTACTTCTTGCAAAAGATAGAGGCCAGTTGGTTGAACATGATGAACAACGAAGGTTCACAGCCTTACAAAGAGAGCTTTGTTAGGTTCTTGGTAAGCGAGCTGGATAAAAAGGCTCGCGTAGAAGACAGGATTTCCTCTATTCTTGGCGTACATGTAGACACTCCGGAAGATGCTACCGTACCGGGAAGGTTCCTTAACAGACAGGACGGTCTTCTGTACCAAATGTACAGGGCGCAAAAACTGACCAAAAAATACAAGGCCTTTTCTTTGGGTACGCCAACGAAGATGAATATTGTAGACTATGTAGATGGCTTTATGGAGAGTCTGCCCTTGGAAATCAGAAGAAACCCGGGTATGCACTTTTATGTTTCCCCAGCTTGGTTAAAAGCCTATGGAGACAGATACGAGCAATTACACGGTACCAACAACGATTATTCTGGCGTACCTCCCTACCCAAAGGGATACAACAATATGCCGTTTGAAGCGCTGCACGATTTGGAAGGTACGGATATCATGTTCGTGACCTTTGACGATAATATTGAGATCCTTGAATACGTACCTAGCGAGAAATCCATGTACCACTTTGAGAAGTTGTTGCGTAAGATATACGTAATGGCAGATTACAAATTGGGTATTCGCCTGGTGCATATCGGCAACAAATTAAAGGAGGGCGACCCATTGGAATTCAAGGTACAGAGTATCTGGAGTAACGATGTGCCTATGTTTACCAAGGATTACGCTATTCCGTTATTTGACGATGCTACGGGTGAGATCAGCGCAAAATTTGAGCATATAAAAGTGAGCGATGACTGGAAGACCAGTATTGCGACCATTAACAATGCGGTACCTGGACAACTTATAAAGATACAGGGGAACACTGCCTTGGCCAGTGTTAAGAACGTGGTAAGCAGCGGTAACATAGGATTAACGGGCGGTACATTTAACCTAAAGAGCGGCGGCACCTTGACCTTGTACGTAAAAGCGGACAAGAGCATTGTGGAACTTAGCAGGACTACGGCACCGGAAGCGGCACCTAGCACCAAGGTTAATTTTGATGCAGGCACAATAGATGCCAATGCTGGCAAGGAGTTTTACAGCACAGCGGTGGCCAATGAAACTTTGGACGGTATTACCAACGGTGTGGACGGACAGGAAATTAGCGTGTACGGACCAGCTGGTGCGGCAACCCTTACCCTTGCCAACGTAGCCGGTAACATTTCAATGAAAACTGGAGCGGTACTCGCGACGGCGGCAGATGTTGTTAAACTTGTAAAAGTGGACGGTATCTGGTACGAAAGTGACAGGACTATAGCCTAATACTAATCTATAGGCCACGCTACGGTGTGGCCTTTATAAAACTTAGCATACTATGTATTTAAGAAAATCGGTAGCGGCACCCACAGGGCAAATAGGTCCAGGAGCGGCAAAGCCAAAAAACCCAAATGTAAAGATCATTTTTGTGGACGAGCTGTTGAGCTCGCCGCAAAGAAATGCCGCCGGTATTGTAATGGAAGGCAACTATACCTTTAAGCCCAACGGCAAAATGATAGAGGTGTACATGACCGGCAAGAAGCAAAAATTAAATTACGAGAACGAGGGCGATGTAGACGAGGAGAGCATCAAGCAAATGTTCGAGGGCAGCCACCCTGGCAACAGTAGGGAAATCAAGGAGCTTATACAGAACCTGATCGGCAAGGACGTAATCATCCTTAGCGGAGATTGCACCAAGAACAGCTTTGAGGTATTTGGCACGGAGTGCGCCCCTATGCGCCTAAAGCCAACGGGCGTTATAGACGATACCCGTACAGGCCACGACCTTAGCTTTGAGCAGACACAGGCGACGGCCTTTTTACCGGGAACCTTTGAGGGAGCCGTAGTATTGGCAGCGCCATTTAATGCAACTAGTGAGGCATTGGCATTGACCAAGGCCAACGGGAACCAGTACAAACTGGCTACGGATACGGACGGTTCGGAATTGGATATTGCTTCGTTGGACCATGACCATGGGGCGGTAATCAGCTTGATCGGAAGTGGCGGCAGTAACCCAAGTGTATTAAGCAGCGGTGTGTCCACAGCGGCAACGGTAGTGCTTAAAGGAGGTACGGACTGGGCGGCGCAGGACGATGCCGTAATAGACCTAAAGGTGTACAAGGCAGGTGCCACAACCTATTTGATAGAGCAAAAAAGAGCATAGTTTTTCATTTTTCAGTGTTAGTTTGATTTTTTAGGTTAAAAGCCCTTGGGAGGAGTCCCAAGGGTTTTTTTATGGCATGTTACAATGCAATTGCAGGGTATTGGCAATATTTGAACTACTTGATAAAGCAACTAAAATACGATTATGAAAGAAAAAATAATTGCCTTTTTACAAAACGAGGACTTGGGGGACGTTGATAAGTACAATGCCGCCATGGCACTGTACCGAACCAGTCAAACACATAGTGTGCCAGCTGCGGCATATTACAACCGTGCGGGATACACGGTGCAGAACCTAAAGAACCTGTTGTACGACCTGCAGAAGCTCCACGAAATTACCGATGCTGACTTATTGGCCAAGAAACCAAAGGAGGCACAGGTGAAGCGACTGCCAGATGTTGTGGTGGCGTTGCTACAGAATGCGCCCGATGAAGTAAAGGCCGCCATCTACCTTAGCAGTATAGATTTTACCCATATAGACAAGGAGGCTCACGCAGAGACCCTTGCCACCTATGAAGCTGCATTGTTGGCATTTAGTGAAGCTAATCTGATAACATTCGAGGCTATTGACCAGGATATTAGTAACGGGGAAGTAGAGGAGCTTTGCCTGAAGGCTATAGGAGATTTTGAACTTCCAGAGGAGATAAAGGAAATTTTGGTACCAAGAACGGGTCAGGATTTAACTGGTGCTATTTTCGGGGCTTTGGCCGCTTTGGGCGAAAAGGAGGCCATGGGCCTAAAATTGCGCGAGCAGTTCCCTTTTTTGGAGGCGGACGATTGCCCGGATAAATTAAAGATACTGGTAGCCGATAGGATTACCGCATGGAAAAAATACAAAGAGGCGCATGCAGAGCTCTTGCTACATGCCGATGGCGAAAAGCCGTTGACGGACAGTGAACTTTACGAACTGGCGAAAGAGGCCATTGCAAAGTACCAGTTGAACCAATTGATTTGGGACGAGCTGAACTATTACAAGGAGCATGGTAGCATTTTGGGCAAGCACGAGATGTTTGCCGATGAAGTGCTGCAACAAAAGATAGACGCCATGGACGTAAAGGGGCTGATGACGCGGCAAAAGACCTTGCGCAGTTATGTAAGTAGAGAAGGGAAAAAATTGGCCAAGACCAAGGAGGCGGAAAGCAAGGCCAAGATACAGGCCAAAGTAGACGATTGGAGCGTGGAACTGAAGCTTGTAGATGCAAGGCTTGAAAAACAATAGGTTATTTAATATTGCTGCTGTATCCGCTCCGCATAAGGCACAGGCGAACGGTAGTTATCTAAGCAAGTATCTTTTGGCGCATTATGCCAAGGTAAAGAACTTGGAAAAGGATTTGGGCAGGTTACCGGAACGGGAAGAGTTTTTCTTTCTTCAGACAGATGGGCAATGGAACGCCTTTACCTTTTTGCCCTACGTACTGCAGCATTTTCAGATTACCGAGCTTCACGCCTGCACGTATAGTATAAGCAAACGAACTATTGAGGCCTTGGTAGAGCTGCACGATGCGGGGAAGATAGATAGTATTACGCTCTTGATCAGCGATAGCATGATAAAGCGCAACCCGGTAACCATAGACCTGTTGAGCGCATTGGCGGCGAGTAGACCCAATATAAAGGTAAAATATGCTTGGGTACATGCAAAGATGACCCTCTTAAAATGTTTGGGCGGACACTATGTGATAGAGGGTAGCGGCAATTGGAGCGATAATGCACATTATGAGCAGTATGTATTTGGAAATAGTAAGGGGCTTTATGAGTTTAGAAAAGCCCTTTTTGAGACGGCAAAACTAAAGTAGTTTTAAGAGGGTAGTAAAATTGAATAATGGAAGACGGGGAACTACAGGAGCTGAGCGATGATGATGTTATAGAGCAATTGGCGGGCTGCAATTATGCGCCCAGTGATATTGCCCTGTATCTGGCGGTTGACAAAAAGGAGTTTATGGATGCTTGGAGAAATCCTAACAGCCATATACGTACTACTTATGACCGTGGCCGTTTAAAGGCACAGGCCGAAGTGAACCAGCAATTGCTGATAAACGCGCGAACGGGTAATATTACCGCTGCACAGATCTATGAAAAGAACCGCGCCCAGACACAATTGGAAAATTTACGCGAACAGATATTCTTTGGTGAATGAAATTGGAGCACATTACCCTAGAGCATATATACGACTACATTGAGAACGGCAACCCTAGCAATGTAGACCCCGCTATTGTGGCCTATCTGGACATTATAGAAAAAATACGGGGTATGTACCTGCGGTTTGACAAATGGGGCAGCAAGGACGCTATTTTAAAGCATTTGGTAAAGGTAGACGGCCATAGTAGGTATTTTGCCAATAACGCATATAACGATACCCTCGAATATTTTTATTGTGAAAATAAAATTAGCAAGGAGGCGTGGCGCAACATATACGCTGAAAAGATGGAGCGCAACATTAACCTTGCTACCATGGTTGCAAAAGATGTGAGCGACATTGCGAAAGTGAACCGCATGATAAAGGAGGCCGCAGAGCTTCGCCAGTTGGACACGGAAGACCCTGAGGAACTACCTTCGGAACTTTTTGGCCGCCCTTGGAAACTGTACACAACGGACCATAACCTTATAGAAGGTGCCGCCAAGGTAGACCGCATCAAGCTTAAAAAACAGATAGAGGAACTGCCAGAGCTGAGCGAGAAAGAACGCGAGGTGATACAGCGCGAGGCGGGTATCCTACCACCTAATATATTTCTACCCATAGATGAGAACCCACGTAAGTCCTGATAGTTTAGACGTAGAGGGGCGCTATGCCACTTGGGCAAAGATGGCCGTGGATATGATCGCGCCAAAGAACCTGATGTTCGTAGGCGGCAGGGGAACGGCCAAAACCAGCGATATACATGCGGAACGAAGCATGGATATCTGTTATGATATGCCGGGCAGTTATCAGGTATTTGTGGCGGATACCTACGTGAACGCCTTAAAGAACGTTGTCCCTACCCTATTGGAAGGCTGGAACCGTAAAGGATGGATAGAGGGCAAGCACTATGTGACAGACCAGCGGCCGCCAGACCACTTTAAGCGCCCTTATAAGCCCGTACACCAGTACAAACATACCATTAGCGTGTTCAACGGCTGTTTTTATAACTTGGTGAGCATGGACCAGCCTACGGGTGCTGCGGGGAACAGTTATCAGCATATATTCGGCGACGAGGCAAAATACCTTGATCCCGATAAATTAAAGAAGCTTACCCCTGCCCTGCGTGGCGAGTATGTCGGTTTTGGCCATAGCGTGTACTACAGGGGCAGGACGTTCACAACGGATATGCCCAACATTAGCGAGGGCGATTATGATTGGATACTGGACGCGGAAAAGTTGATGGACGTGGAGCAGATAAAAATGGCGTACCAGGCCGCTACGGTGCTGAACGACACCAAGAAGCAGTTGTACAACGCAATTAGGGATAAGGATTACGCCAAGATAAAGCGACTGCAGAAGCATGTAAAGGACTGGACGGCCTATTGGGTGCGTGCCAGAAAGGACAGCACGTTTTTTATGATCGTGTCCTCATACGCCAATGTGGACGTACTAAGCAGCGGTTATTTTACAGATGCGCTAAAGGCCTTGGGCATAGAGGAGTTTAAGAGCAGTATCCTAAGCTTTAAGGCAAAAGTGAACAAAGGAGAGAAGTTTTACATGAACCTGGGCGACCATCATTTTTATGATGATGGTACCATTGCCAATTTTTACGACAATTACGCCATAGGGGAGGAATTTGAACCTACCAGTCTTGGCCTGAAGTATATTGACCATAAGAAGCCCTTGGATGCGGGTATGGATTTTGGTAATATGATCAGTATGGTGATGGGACAGGAACGGGGAAACTATTTCTATTGTTTAAAGAATTTGTTTACCCTGGCCCCGGAAAGTAGTAAGGAAATTGCAAGGAAATTTCTGGACTTCTTTCAGCACCACAAGCACAAGGAGCTAAACCTGTACTATGACCGTTCTGGAAACCAGTACGCCAGTTTAAAAAAGGATTGGGCAAGCGAAGTACAACAGCATATAGAAAAGTATGACGGTGTTGGCACTGGTTGGAAAGTGAACCTGATGAGCAAGAACCAAGCGACCATCTATCATAGTCAGGAGTATAATTTTATGAAAAACATGATGGGGGACTATCATAAGGATATACCAGGTGTAAAAATAGACAGGTACCAGTGTAGGGAACTCAAAAGCAGTCTGGAACTGAGCAAGACAAAACTGCACACCAATAGGCGTACGGGTGCCAAGGAAATTCTTAAGGATAAAAGCAGCGAAGCATTGCCTTTGCTGAAACTGCCCATGAACTCTACCAATATGAGCGATGCCTTTAAATATTTGATGTACAGGAAACGTTGGGTAAAATTACAGGGAAGCCGTGGTGGCGGTCTTATGATGGAACCTGGACTGGTGTAGGAGGTTTTAAAAAGAAGCCCAAAGCTTCGGTCGCACGCCCGCAAGGGCGAAATTTTTGAGAATTCCGCACCTTGTCGTGTCGTAGGCGTTTTCAGGTTTTTTTTATAGGGGTACTCCTCAAAAGCCTTAACTTCAAAATTCCTCCCCTTGCTAGTGTTTTAATGATGTATTATAAGGTGTGGGCTTTTAAGTTGCGCCCATTTTGGGTTGATGTTATAGATTTTTGTCGGCGGTGTGTTCCTTAGTGTGTCCATTAGAAAACCTTTTTCCTGTAGTATGCCCCGTACTTGCTCGGATAGTAAAAAAGGGTTAGTTTTGCCCTTGTCTATTGCGTTTGTCATAATTGTAATGGATGTTACTTTTGCGCCCGGCTCCGTCAAGCTGGGCGCATTTTGTTAGTATTAGATTTCAAAGGCCAAAACCTCTTTTTCGGATTTGGATATAAAGGTTTCCAAATTTCTCTGCAGTACTCCTAAAACTTCCTCTAATACTTGGGAATTGGACACCTCGAATATGTAGCCCTCCGAATTTTTTAAAATCACTTTTTCCTTCGTGCCATCGCTAGAAATAATAAAGCGGTCTAGGCTGTTGCGTTTTTCCTGCAAAAACTCGTGTTTTTTTGCCAAGATCTGGAAGTTTTCCAATTTGCGGATTCTCCCACTTGCGGAGGGGTTTAAAATGTCATCCACTTTGGTGGCGCTTTTCTGCACTTGTACAGGATTTTTTGCGGTTGCATTTTTGCTTTCAACCTTGCTCGTTGCACTTGTCTTACTTGTACTCATAACTTTATAAAGTATTGATTAATAATACTCTAAGATACAAAAAATGTCTACAAAAAACAGACAATTTAACAAATAAAACGCTAATACATACAATAATTATAATGATTCTAAATAGTAAGTATTAAACTAAAAAAAGGCACAATTCCCCACCCACAAAACGAAGTGTAAAAACATAACTTTCACAAAATCAGCCTTTAAACCTATGGAATAAGGTTTAAAGGTTGTTTTGTGTGAAAGAAAACCCCGACCCGCTGAGATCTTAGTTTGCGATTGCAGGCGACCGATTCACGAGAAATATGAGCCCCGCCCACCGCTTGGCATGTTACAAGCCTATTAGCTTATCGGTAGTACAATTGCATAAAAGAATAGCTTGGATACAATCAACCTATATGATGCGATACAACGGATGCGGCAGCTTACCAAGGCCAATGTTCCTTTTAGTTTTTCATATATAAAATGCAACGAAAGCAAGGGTATTAGTGGGGGCGTAAAGAATGTGGATAGGGCACTGCTTCGTACAGGAATGAGCCAAGAGCATTCGGATAAGAGCGAGATACTTATAGGCTACACTACCGAACCTAACGGTGACAACAGGTGGTTCTATTTGCCACTATTGGTAATGTTTAATGCAATTAAAGTAAGACCATGATAGAGTATGTAGGCAGCGGTGCGGTAGTTGATGACGGCAAAAATGTATTTTCCTTTGATGTCATGGACAATCCAAGGGAATTTGATTCTTATAGACTGGACAGCGGCAGTTTGGATTGGACTAACGACCGTTACCATCTTGGTGATATGAAAATATTTCCTTATGGTAACAATAACCAGTTACCAAAGGAGATAAGGGATGTAGTTCAGAACAACTACATAGCTCCTGGTCTTATGAAGAAGAAGACACAATGGTTGTGGGGCAAGGGGCCTAAGCTATACATAGAGAGCTTTAAGGATAATGTACTGGTACGCGAGTGGCAGGAGAACGATGAGATACAGTCCTGGTTGGATTCATGGGACTATGAAAAGTACTTGACCGCCTGTGTGGTGGACTTCTCCTATATAGAAGGTGTGTGGTCTAAGATGGTACAGAGCAGGGCGGGGCGGGTATCGCGTCCCAAGATAAGTAAGTTGGAGCATATACCTACCGATCGTGCCAGGCTTGCCGCCTATATGTCCAGTAAGGACAATGTGCCTACTCACGGTGTTGTTACGGACTGGAATTTTGAGATGATCAACGCTATCCTTAACCCAAAGGTCTATCCAATATTTGATTTTAATTCTCCATTCAGCGCAAAGCATAGTGTGTACTATTCAAACATGTACAGCTTTTGTGCCGAGTACTACACTGTTCCGGATATATATGGCTCTTTAGAATGGCTGCGCAGAAGTACAGCGATACCTATTGTCCTGAAGGCAATGAGCAAGAACAGCATGAACATTAAATATCATGTGATATCACCCCAGAAATTTTGGGACGATAAGCGCGATCAGCTTAAGGACGCCTGCACCAAGCGTGGAACTACGTATAAGGAAGCGATGTTGATAGACTTTAAGGAGAATTTTCTTAGGGAAATATCAAA